ATGTCATACGAAGAAAGTACTCCTGTTCTCAATTCTATCCCGTTATTAATAGGACAGGTATTCTTATCCTTACATTTAGATTCAGGGGTAATGATAATTCTATTTTCTCCTTGGACGAAGGTCAAATCCCTAATTGCCATAATGAGAAAGAATCTATCCTCATGTTTTAAGTCCTTATGGGAAACAACCCCCTCGTTAGGAAAGTGCATAGTGCTGCACTTGCTGAGAATGAAATTTAATTTCTCATCAAGGTCGATTAAATCGTCTTCATCTATGGTTGAGAAGTGTCTAATTTCTTTAACCTCTGCAGATCTAATTGCAATCTTTGTTCCTTCGGGGTAGAAAAATCCTCTAGAAGGAAGAACAGACAATGGAAGGTTTTTCCAGCCAAAGTCTAAACCCGGAGAAAATTCGGGCTGAGCTGGTCTTGTATTTTCAACTCTTCCTAAATCAGGAGATTGACGAACCGGTGGGGTTACCACTTCAGTAGCAGTTCTAATCTCTTCGACTATTGGGGGAGGAGTGTATAGAGGTTTTTGTCTTGCCTCTAAGTCCTCCGGAGTTGGGGTCTGAGCAATTGGAGTTTCTGGAACGAAAGGATCGTCATATACAATTCCCCCCTCCATCTCTTTTTTAGCTAAGATCTCCTCCGGTGAGAGACCCTTTAAAATTCCACTTTCGTTTGGATTCATAATTATTTACTTTATACTTTATATACTCATCAACACAAAAAGACGAATATTCTTATTTTAGAATATTCGTCTTTAGAAAGTTTCTTTTGTTTATTAGATAAATTGATCCTGCCAGTAGTCTGCCTTCCAGCTAGTAGCTAGAGTGTAGAGGGCTTCTCCCGCATCATAGTTAAGATCCATTGCATTCAGATCTGCAGTTAAGAAGCAGTTGTTTAAACTAATCCTTCTAAATACATCCCCTTGCTTGTTGAAGATTGAAACTACCATTGATCCAACGTAGTCCTTCTTAAGACCCATTGCACCGGTTAGGGGGTTGTAGATAAGATCTGCCCACTGTCTCATAATCTTGTAAACGATCATAGAATTCTGTTCGTTCAAGTTAACCTCAAAATCGACAGTGAAGGCAACAGAGGTATCAGAAGGAGCTCCTCCTGCATATCTTCTTTCTGCAAACTTATAAAATTGACTAGCAGCTCCTGCGGGTTGAATATCAACTGCAAGACCTGAGATCTTCTTCACCTGTTGGGTTAGAATTCCTTCCCCCTTGAATCTGGTGTTAGCTAAAGTAACACTAGCAGGAGGGGAGATCAAAACCTCAAACTGGTTGAGATAAACCGGTTCGTACAGTTTTACTCCGGCTGCTGAGTTGGTAAAATGTGGTAATCCTGCCATTTATTTTAATTTTTTTATGAGAATTGATCGTCCCAGTAGTCTACTGCCCACTGTAGGCTAATGTCATATAGTTCAGTTCCGCCATAGTCTAGTTCCATTGCTCCAATTGGGGAGATAGGGAAACAATCTCTACAGGTAATTCTTCTAAACACATCTCCCTGTTTGTTGAAGATCGAAAGAACAATAGTTCCGGTGTAGTCTCTCTTTACACCCATCGCACCTGTGAGAGGGTTATAAATTAAGTCCGTCCATTGTCTTAAAGTCTTAAACACATACATAGAGTTTGCATCGTTCAAGTTGACGGTGAAGTTAACTGTTAGTTCAAAAACTGTTTGTTCTGGTTTCGCACCTGCATAGTTTCTAACCGCAAATTTATATTTCTGCTGAGTTGCAGCAGGAGTTTTATCCACGCCTAGACCCGAAATGCTTGTCACCTGCTGAACCAGAATTGGTCCTCCCAGGACTGCTGCCGGTGGCGTAATAAGAACCTCAAACTGGTTGAGATAAACGGGTTCGTATTTGTTTATCCCAAACAGTGAATTCTGATAGTGTGGTAATCCAGCCATTTAGTTCTTTTTTCTTTTTTCTTCTATTTATTCTTTTCCTTCTTTCCGTCAAAAATTAGATTAGACGAATTGAATGAATCCTCCAGCTGCAATTCCTCCTGTTCTAGTAACAGTAATTCTATTGATGAACTTCTGAATACCTCTAGCAGGTTCAAGAATAACGTCGATGATACCTATATTTTGATCGATCACTGAAGGAGGGTTGTTTGAAGCATCCATGATTACTTGGTAAGCATAGATTCCTCCACCAGATCTAACTCCGTCAAGGTAGTTGTCCACCAGAGTCTTGATTTCAAGTCTAATCGAATCCTCGTTAAAGTCGAATAAGTAGTTAGAAAGAATTTGTTCTACGTCGTTTTCTACGCTGATCAGTAGGTCCCTTACGTGAACTAGGCTGAATGCGGAGCTAACTGTTTGGTAAGCAGTTTGGTTACCAAAGATAACAACTCCTAGTCCTCTCTTCTTGATGATTGGATTGATACCGAAAGGCTCTAACCATCCTCTATCATCTTGAGTGAAGTCATATTCAACTCCAACCAGGTTTGTTCCTGCAATTGTTCCTCTCTTCTGACCTGCTACAATAGCGTATGGTTCACCATTTGCAAATTTAGCAACGAAGTTGTTGGAAACAAATGCTGCTGGTGGAACGTTTATGTTTCTGTTATTTTCTCTTAGAGTGATATAGGGAGCGTAGAATGCTGCGAATGATGCTCCAAGAGGCTGAGAAGGTAGGGAGAAAGTATAGGTTGGGTTCAGAGATAAGTTACCCCCGTCTGCAATGTATCGAGTTTGTAGAGACGGATATGGATCAGCTGCAGTTGGTGCTGAGGTAAATCTAGGATCCACAGAATCCTGGAACTGAGCCATTGAAGGAGCGTTAATCAAAGCAAGAGCTTGTCCTCTCATCATTGCTAGCTTACTCAATTGGTATTTAGAGTTAGGTAGAATTACCCCGCTGAATGTATCAACGATGTATCTGAATGAGATAACATCTTTAGTTGCAAGAGTTGCTGCGATGTTTGTGTTGTACATAACATCTAGAATTGCATTTACTCTAGCATCTGTTCCGTTTGGTCTATGGTAGTCACTCAGCTGGAATCCTTCGAGATATGCAAAGTCGAAAGAGGTAGTGAACTGAGGAATAGACTGGAATTTTTGTACCTGAAGTCCGCTGCTTCCTCCCGAATAGAAGTAGATGGGCCTTGCAGTTGTTACTGTTACAATCCCAGAAATTGAAGTGGTAGCTACAGAAGTAACTTTAGTCAATCTCTGCTGTCTATTTGTGTTTTCAATTTGGCAAAGATCTTGGTCCGTTGAAACTAGAAGATCCCCTACCGAAACTGTGTATATGTCGCTGTTCATCTTGAAAGATGTAACGCTGATTTTTCCACCTATTCCTCCAGAAACTTCGATGAATTCGTTGATGCTTCCGGTGGATGAAACTATGTCCAGTTTATAAGTGGCTGGGAATCCTGCAATTTGCCCTGTTGTATTAGAAGCATAAGTTGCTCCAAAGTTAGCAATAGGGGTAAGGGTAGTTGAGGTTCTAGAAACGTTAGTGTAAGCAAACGCATAATATATTGAGTACTGGTCTCTATCAACTCCCAAAGCATAAGTTAGGTATTGTTCCTGAGTTTGAGCAGCATCTTTGTAAATTAAATCTCCATTCTGTAGTTCATCATACAGAACATTTTGGTAGAAAGAAGTGGTGAGCTGTCCAGTTAGAGCATTTACATATCCCCCTGTTGCAGCTGATGATGTTGCTCCAGTTCCCCCTGGGTTTAAAGAATATGCTATCCCCAGAGAATCTGAATCTGCAAGAATATATGCAGTTCCTCCGATTACATCTCCGGTAGCTCCGTTAGGAACATAGGTTGTAGTTGAGTAGTCTGTTGCATATGGAGTAACTACAATTCCCAAATCTCTGTATCTGGTAATATCCAGAGGGTGACTAAATGCAATCTGAAGATTTCCTCCAACCTCGTTTACGTTAGCAACTTGAAGTTTTATTAGATCTCCGTTACTAAATTGGCTAATTGTGTTGTCTGTATATCCTGCAGTAATACCATTTACAGTACCCACTATATAAGGAGCTGAAGTTGAACTTGGAGTTAGGAAAGTCTTCATATCTAGAAGACCTGCAGAGGTAATTCCAGAGAAAGATCCAGAAGCACCCGTAGCAGCAGTCAAGAAGTGAAGTCCTGCAACGTATTGAGCTGGATTATAAGCTAAGAATCCCTCGTAGGGAACCCCTGCTGTT